TCTACATCAGTACATCTGATCTAACCTCCGCAACGGACAGGGCTGTGCACAAGATATGTGAAGCTCTGATGAAAGGCATAGCAGAAGGTATGATGGCGCACGGCGCAATCACAAAGGGTACGCACGACTACTTAGTAGACTGCATTAACCTTCTCTGCTCTCCACGAAAGGTGGTCTGCAAATTCTCTAGAAGAGAATATCGCAGGCTGCCAAAAGAAGTAAGAAGCAAACTTGCACCAGAGGGCAAGCGCACTTACTCTTTTGTAACCGTCCGTGGAGTACTTATGGGTGAGCCTGTCACGAAATCAGTCCTGACCGCAGCTAGCATGGTTGCATACCAGGCCGCAAAGTCAGGGCTTGACTCGTGCAGGTTGACCGAAGCCTTAATGTTCGGAGACAAACGTAGCCACGAGCAAAAGGAAGCGGAGAAAATACTCCACTACTCTTGCGCAGGCGACGACCACACAGGAATTTCAAAATCTATTGAGACGCTCAAAAAGATTCCAAAAGTCCTCGAATCGATGGGATTCGAAATCTCATGGGAAAAGTACCGAATAAGTAAGAAATACGTTCACTACTGTCAGGACTTTGGTCTGGCACCCGCACTCCGGACGTCCATTCACATGGACACTCCGAGAATGCGATTGTTCAACCAATTCCGTAAAGAGGGAGCAATCGACAACTTCGAGATGCCAGACCCCCTAAGGGGAAAAGCAAAAGATCTCGAAAGAAGATCAAAAGCTGCTCTTTCAGTGGAACGGTTCGAAACTTCAAGGCAAAGAGAACTCAATGGCTACACGCCAATGTTCCTTAGGGCGAATTTGACTTCCTTCTTCGAGAAGAACATCCTATTCGACCCCGGGACATACGCGCCCACATTGGTGGGCGGTGTTGGAGTTCCCTTACCCGATTGGATAAGCGAACCTAAAATCGAAAATTTCAACCGAATCTCAATAGCATCTATGCTTTTTGAGAAAACGAAAGACCACATGACAGAGTCATTATGGTCTAGAGGAATTTCGACGAAAATAAACCTCTATTCCTCAGCAGTGCTAGGCCTGACTGAAACAAGTATCCTGTCCTCAAGTGAGGCATGGGATAAAGTTCACTCAGACCTGCATTCTGAAGCCGACTCGACGGCCCCATCCAGGCGACGGATAGCAAGAGCTATCGCTTCAGACTTCGTAGATATCTCTCGGCCCAACAACGTGGTTGGGAATAAAGAGTATCCATACGGAAGCTTGGTCGCGGGGACGGCGGACAGGGTCAAAGTCAAACCTACAAGAACTAGACAGTCCTTGAGAAAGATTTGGAACTTTAGGAAATCTGAACCGTACGACGGTCAAATTCCCTTAACCCCGGATCAACTAGATAGGATCAGGCCAAGGGCCTACGTATCTAGGGACTACCTGCAATCTGTTACGAATACAGGCTTTGTCTCGCCAAGGTTAGACATAAGAGGAAATTTCTTCAATCAAGACATGAGAGGCACTTGCGGTCCCCGGAGATTCCTGTCTCTGGCTCCCGTAATGCCCACTCGACCTGATCGAGATCATGACCTCACAGATCAACTCGGAGAATCTGCCAGTTTGATTGAAAACGGCATTACACCCGGGTCGACCGATGGTCATGATTAATATGTTCCGTGGATTCATCCACACAGCAAGGTAGCGGGACCTTAAC